GTGAGCTTTCACCTCGCGGTGGTGTACGGGAGTCAATCTCCCTTAGTATGCCTACACCGTTATGTGTAAATCATTGACCCTGTTCAGGGTTCTGGTACTCAGTACCCTCCTCATCCGAGGAGTCATCAAGGATGTTTTCCTTGAAGATCTGATGGAGTAAATCCTCCGTCATGCGTCTTCCAACTAAGTGGAAGAGGTGTAGCACCACTTTGGTGCATGGATCCCCCATAAGGATCCCTCTGGTTGTGAAAAACCAGTCAACGGGACAGCCTTTCCTGTCCAGAGTCTCCACTTGACGTGGAGCTGTCAAGGCGAAAACGATCGCCTCACGGTACCATCTAGGTACCCCAAGTAGGTTCAAGAACCTATTCAGGATTGCTCCTGAAATATAGCGGTCACCATAGTCGGTGGCCTGCTCCCAATCGGTCGAATAAACGGCCGTCCTAATCTCTTCTTTGAAGAGAAAATACGCACTAGGGTTCTTGTGCGATAACCGCTTGAATACATTCCAAGCATGATTTGCGGCTCCAATACCGCTCTCGCTGGAGGGGAAAACCTCCAGAATCTTGAGTCCAAGGTGACTCATTGGATGCAATAGAATTGCATGACTTAGGTGCGATATGGTAATCGTCCTGAACTTCCCCAGCTCTGCGACTAGGGATATCCGGCAGGACATACAGTTCCTGTCGTAAACGCTACTCCGGTCCCGGAATAGCCCAATCGCCCAGTGAAATAGGCGTTCGCCCTGGTTATTAGGGCCTTCTTTCAGGATTACTCCTGTTGGTTCCCCCGTATGGAGGGAAATTTCCGGTATTTCCGGATTGTGCTGAAGCACAAGTCTGGCGGCTTCGAGCTTGCCGCCTACGTCAGTGGTGGTGAAGAACTCCCCACTGTCAGAAAGCGAAATCTTCGCTTCCTTCATGATGCCTTCGAAAAAGGCATCCCTTTTGTCCGTCGATCCGAGACGGACGAGAAAATCACTGTAAAGGTGATCTACAGCCCGCTTGAGGGGCGTGGCGACCAGGTTGTACCTGTCGCGATCTGACGGTTCAGTCAGTACTGCCTTTGTTTTGGCAAGGGTCTTGGTGTAGACCGATGGTGGAGGAACTCCACCCGCTCGCGTTTGAGTGAGCATCATACCTTGGAAGTATGAGAGAGGGGTTTTCCCCCTAATTAACGAACACATTGTTCGCATAGCCGAGAGTTCTCTCGGTATGGCCACGTTTGCAGGTGACCCAATGGGGTTAAAGATTTCCCCTTTAAGGTCCTTACGGACCTTCTTGACCTTTTCAAAGGTCGTGACCCTTTCCGGGTCGGTGTCTCTGAAGTAATCAGAGAGAAGGTTCGCGACGAGCGAACGTTGGATTTGATCAATCCTCTTCCAATCTTGGAATTCTTCCTTTCCGGGGAAAGCAAGTACTGCTTGCATTAGCAAGCCATCTGCCGTTGCCAGCAGAGAACGCAGTCTTTGGACCGCTACGGGCGAGATGCGACTCGCCTTCAAAGAACCAAACGGTTCAGGCCCATCCGCGGATGAGCAACCGGCTAGCAGCCGGACCATCTTCCTCCCGAAGGAAGAAGTTTTGAGCTTCTGTTTCTTCAGAAGTTGCGGGAACCAAAATGTTCCCTTCTTGAGGACGCGAATAGCGGTCCTCACATTCGGGAGTCGTTCGAAAACGACCCTATTATCGAGACCAGTGATCTCGCGAGGGAGCCTACACTCCCAGATATTTTCTGCATTAAAGCAGACTTTCAACTCCGGACATTCCGTCCGGCCGAGTAGCGATGGCGCTACGAACTGTAAGTTTACAGTAAACAGGCTACGATGACGCTCGTAGCTGGCACAGGAGCACAAGTGCTCCCCTTTTCTCCCGTGACGGAGAATAGACGTTGAAGGAAACGTCTTTAGCGACAAAACGTCGCGTCCGTGATCCCACGGCTCTTGTGTCGCAACAATGACACGCATATCATAAGGTGCTTGTTGCATTTTATAAAACTCTCGTAAAAGAGAAAAG